GTGCTGACCGATACCAAACTAAAAAACCTCAAACCGCAGGACAAAATCTATAAGGTCTCAGACCGCGACGGACTCTATGTAGCCGTGCTCACGTCAGGCAGTATCTCGTTCCGGTACGATTACCGGATCAACGGGAGGCGGGAGACACTGGTGATCGGCCAGTATGGTCGTGACGGTATCAGCCTGGCAGAGGCGAGAGAGGAATTAATCGCAGCCAAAAAGCTCCTGAAGTCAGGCCAGTCGCCATCTGCAGCAAAACGCGACGGTATCCGGCGCATACGTGGAGAAGAGACGTTTGCCGCTCATACCGACGCCTACATGAAACACGTCACGCTGGCGGACAGCACGCGGCAGATGAAGCAATATGTTATTGAACGTGACATTCTCCCGTTGATGGGAAACAAAATGATGACGGAGATCAACACCGGGATGGTGCGAGACCTGTGCGATAAGATCGTCGGTCGTGGTGGACGGGCTACAGCGCTGCAGGCCAGACAGATAATTAACAGCGTGTACCGTCACGCTAATGATCGCGGGCACGGGTTCGTTAATCCGGCAGCAGCAATAAACCCGTCTGCTATTGCCACGTTTAAGCCCAAGGACAGAAGCCTTACTCCTGAAGAGATCGGCGCGCTATTCCGGGCGCTGGATAATGTCGGGACAATGCCGACTCTGAAACTCGCCGTTAAGCTGGTGCTGATCACTATGGTCAGGAAAAGCGAGTTCACGCTGGCCACGTGGAAGGAGATCGACTTCCGAAAAAATACCTGGTCCATTCCGGCGGCGAGAATGAAGGCATCGCGTGAGCACGTTATCTATCTGCCCAGGCAGGCGCAGGATATTATGGTCGGACTTCAGATGTGCGCTGGTGGCAGCGAGTACCTCGTGCCAGGACGCTTCAATGCGAGCAAGCCTTTGTCTAATGCAGCCCTTAACTCGGTGATCGACCGGGCAGTCGCGCAGGCCAATAAAGATGGAGAAGTGCTGGAGCCGATGACGGTACACGATCTGAGGCGCACCGGCAGCACCCTTTTGCATGAGGCTGGCTTCCCGTCTGACTGGATTGAAAAGGCGCTGGCTCATGAGCAGCGCGGCGTGCGGGCTGTTTATAATAAGGCTGAATATGCAGATGGCCGTACTTATATGCTTCAGCAGTGGGCCGACATGATCGACATGTGGATAGCCGGGGAGCACACCGATTTGGTGCCGTTCTCTCCGGCTAAGTATGAGAGGTGGATGGAGAAAGGTGATTAATCACGCCCGTTGCTTCACCTTCTTCCCTGATGGCAGCGCCGTCCGGCGGCGCTCACTGCTGCGGATAAGTTGCTGCGCGCCGTCATCTCCGGGGCCGCGATTGATGCCCAGGGCGCGCATCACGCTCTCGCGTTCGTAGCGTTCAGCTTCCTCCCTGGTCATAAATCTGCTCCATCGTGTTTATATGAGGGAAGGAGACTATCCAGCAAAGCCCCCATATTACCGAAATGGTCAGCTTGCGAGTGGTGGTGAGCAATATCTCTTTTTTAACGATCCCCCATACCCGGCCCACTACGAGGCCAGACATAAAGGCGTAAACCAACCCAATTAATATTATCACTGTGCAGCCCTCCGTCCGCTAAGATTGAGCCACTGGCTGACGCATACCAGCGACAGCAGTACGCCGTAACCAATGCACCAGGCTGCGATCTGATGGTCTGTCATGCTGCCTCCCGTTTAGCGAGAATTTTTGCGCCAAAGCTCATTAACCCATCACGATCCACGGTAGTCATCTGACAATGAGTGCGCGGCCACGGACGCCAGATAATGAGCATTTGCCCTTTGTTGTTCCCGGACACAGGCCTACCCGTTGCAGCACTGAGAAAGGCCAGGCGACCGCCAGTAATAAACCTGACTTCGTGAGCTGTGGCTATCGCATCGAGAAACCAGCCCACAGAGGTATCTGCGTTTAGCAGCATCACGCATCCGATATTGTGCTTTTCGTTCTCTGCTGCGGCCTTTGCTACGAAAGGGCCTACGTTGCTGTATGGTGGGTTCATCCAGACGTATCCCGGCAGCCCCGGGATCAATGAAGACCAGTCGGTCTCGAGCGTGTTCTGTTCTTCAGTGATAAAGCGCCGGCACAATGCGTTTTGAGCGCTGGCAGCTGCATCCAACTGGAAGAAAAACTCAGCATCCAGCGCTGCAAAGATGGCAGGTGGAGTACGCCACAGATCGCGCTGCTCAGCCGGTGTATTACTTCCCCCGTAGTCGCTCATGCTGCACCGCCTTCTTCTTTCTCCGCTTCAACTGCAAGCGACTCCAATTTATCCATAAACATGGCCGACAACATTGCGTATTCGGCATCAGTAGCAGCGGGCATAGGAACGAAACGAATGCCACTTGAGGCGAGTAAATTTGCAGCCTCAAGGCATTTTCTTAAATCGGCTGGTGATGCTCTGTTCATGCCGCCACCTTCCTGCTGTTAAGCTCTTCCGCCAGGCGCTGAGCCTTAAGCGGGTTTTTGATTACCTTGCCACGCGGGGCAACCCAGCCCCGGAGGATTACGGAATAGACCAGGGTAACGCTGCCGACCCTGATGTTGTCAGTGGTGCTAGTCATAGATCACCCCACACTCGCAGCCTGCGCTGATACCGCTGTAATCACCACGGCGCAGCCCGTTGCTGAAACCAATGCAACGCTGGCGGCGCATGGCGATGCGGGAGCGTTCCACTTCTCCCCGCGCTTTATCCATACACTTCAGCCAGAGATTCGCCGCTACCCGGTACTGGCCGCGCTCCTCACGAGCGATAGCCAGTTTTTCGATCTCCATCGCTGCCGGGGTTACCGCCACCGGCGCGCCCGGCACTGGCCGGGCTAACACTTTTTCTTCATGGTGCTTTTCGAGACGGGACTTAGCCATGATGCGCACCTCACGCAGCAGCTGAGCTAACGGGGCGGAAAACGCGCTGCTCAACTGGCGGCTTTTTTCCGGTGAACTCTGCCGGGCTGTTGGCCTGGCGCTTGTCGAGCCACTGCTCGATCTCATCGCCGTTCCACGCGCAGCGGCGGTCGGTGATATAGAAGCGCTGCGGGAATTCGCCCGCCTGCTCCAGGCGATCGATGGTGCTCCACGACAGCGGAACCATCTCCAGCACCTGCTTCTTGCTTAATGCATTTTTCATAGATACTCCTCGTTGAGGTAGTGCGGCGCGCTCTGCGCCGCGAGATGGTTAAACTTCGCCGGTCAGCTCGTCTTTGCGGATACCGTAGACATCAGTCGCTGAGTCCAGAAGTGCAGGGTGATCAGCCAGGCGCTGCGCTGCGTATCTGTAGGCCCTGTCCAGATCCTCAACACTGCGTGCTGCCATTGCTGCCGCCGAGAATCCGGAGAGGATGTCTTCAGGGCCGCGATCGTCTTTCTTCGGCTGGTGCTCCTGCGGTTTCGGCTGCTCTTCCGGCTTTTTGTGGATCAGCGAGTTGAGGCTACCCGCATTGACCGGCGTAACGTCGCGTTCCGGGCGCGGGGTGATCTCTGCCAGCTCGTCAGGGGTGTAAACGCCCAGGAGAACGTCAGGGGCATGCAGGCGTGCCCAGCGCTTGGTGCACAGGTATGCCAGTTGCTGGCGCGGATCTTGCTCCCAGAGTGGGGAGTTACGCACTCCAGCCTGCGCCATGCTGATAGTCAGCGTGCGCGGCTCATCCTCACCTTTGAGGGTCGCCCAGACGGTTACAGTCAGGTTCGGTGACTTGTCCGTTTTGCCACTCACTTTTGACCAGTCACCATCCCAGCGGTAATTCAGACGGGTAGCCAGCAGGTTAGAGGAGGAGACAACCGCGTTAACCAGCTGCGCTTCGTAGCCAAGCGCGCCGTTAACTACATGGGTCTTCTGAGCTACGGCGAACGGGTTCATTCCCCACTGCGCCGCCTGCATTGTTACTGCCAGACAGTCAGAAGGCTTGCCGACCAGGTGTGCCGGAACAGTTGCTTTGCTCTGCGCCATCAAATCGGCGAAGCGCACCAACTGATTGAGCCCTTCAGGGCTGAAAATGGCAGCAGCGGTACCTACGGTAGCGCCAGGCTGCGCGGTTACAGTGATTTCATTGCTCATGCGTACATGTCCTGTTTGCGTGCCCACTCAGGGCGTTTAATGATTTCAACGCCGCCCCATTCACTGGAGGCGCGGCACTGGTGATAGGTGTTCAGGTCCCGGCGGAAGAGGCGGAGACCTTCATCTTTGTCGTAGGCGTCCAGCTCGAACACACGCACCGGGTAGCGGCCACAGTCGATGGACTCGCTGACGGCGATAAACACGAAGCGGTGCTCTTCTCCGGTGGTGTGCTTAGCGCCTTCGCGGTACATGGCGTCCTGGACGTGGTAGCGAAACTCCTCGATGTGCCGGGCGAAGCGTGGCATGTCACTTACTTTCTTCACGTCGGCGATGATCGGGAACTTGCGCAGCTGCTTATCCGGGCGGATGCGGCACAACTCCCCGGTTTCCTCATCGATCCAGTAGTGAGATGATTCGCAGTCGCCTTCCTGTTCGAGCAACCAGCGCGCTGCCGGGTGGGCCATTGCGCTGCCTTGCATCAGCTGAAGCTTGCGGCTGTCCTCGGCAGCCATGACGGTCATTCCCATACCCGATACGTCTTTCAGGAATGCGGCTTCGTCCTGCTTGCCGGCGGTAGTGCGCCGATTAAACTCTGGCGCCACGATGAAGCGCTTATCGAACTCCTCCGGCTCCAGGAGAAGGCAGTGCAGGGCGGATCCCATGTCCAGCGCCTGGAGCTTTTCGGTATCTACTGGCGCGGCCTTCTGCCACGGCAGCAGGGACGGATCGACAGCAACCATGTCGAGCTGCGACTTACTCACGCCGTCCCCGGCGTGGTAGTCCTCGTTGCTGATATCGTGATAGATGCCCGGTTTCACGCTGCGTTCCTCTCGCTATCCAGCTTGTCGGCCATTTCCCAGCGCCCGATAATGCCGGTCAGCTCGCTGATGAATGCGCCCAAGGTTTCTTCAAACTCGACGCTTTCCATCGCAACCGCGAGGATCTCAGCGCGCACACCGGCACGCAGGAGGTTGTCGAACGCGGGCAGGATGTACTCGGTTTTGAGAGTTTCCTGCAGCTCAACCTGGCGATCGTGCAGCTGCTCGGCCAGACGGTAATCGCGCTCAAAGATTGGCATCAGCGCCTGGAGCTTCATTTGCTGTTGAACTTTCATCTTCATACCCCGTTGGTATTCCCGCGTTTATCATCTGGTCGTAATTCAGCGTCTGACCGTTTAGCGGGTTCGTTGTTGATGACATGCGCCACAGATACCCGCATGCCAGCCTTGTGACCGTGTACTGCTGACCGCGCCACATTGCGGTTACTCTGGCTTCCACTGTGCATCCACGCTGCGGGCTTCTTTGGTAGTGAAAGCCCAGGTGACTGCTTCGCCGAGGGAGCGGAATTTCCAGCTCATCAGCCCGGAGAGGGTTACACAGTGCCAACCGTTAATGATTCTCCACTGCATTTTTCGATCCTCACGTTTACCATTTTGGTAATAATTGGTGCCGTGATAAGCCCCGTTTCCGGGGCGTTAACTCAGAAATTCCAGGCTTTGGCGGAAAGCTCTTTAGCCAGCTTACGCGCCTCAGACTTGCCGCTAACTTCGTAGCGCTCTCCTGTAACCTTGCCGTCTACCCCGATCACCAGGAACTTGGTGCCGCGGCTGGCATAGTAATGAGCTGTCTTCATGCTGCTGTGCTCCTCAATGCGTTACCAGTGAGGTAATAATTATCCATATGTGATTGGTAGTCAATAGCTATGAACACAAAAAATTACCCTATAGGTAATATTGCAGGCGCAAAAAAACCCGCTCAAGGCGGGCTATTCTTTGATTTATATAAAATTAATCAGCGCTTCTTGCGCTCTGCACTATAACGAAGTCAACGTATGATTCGATCTTCGCTTTCTCGCCTTCTGGTAACAATGCATAGCGCGACCGGTCATAGTTGATGACAGTAGTGTCGCCTGGTGGGATCAGCATTTCGTAGGCCCGGCGGCCAAATGCGCGGGCGATGGCTTCCAGGTTAGCAATAGTGATGCTCACCTCGTTACGCAGCATGCGGTTAATGCTCGCCTGGCTGACCCCGGAGGCATCCGCAACGCGCTGCTGCGATGACAGCTCCCGGTTCTGGCCCATCCACAGCTTGAGGTTATGCGCTGCCACCAGGCCGATCTCTGACGTGTCGACGGTGTCGCGCACGTCAGCCTGTAGCGCCAGGTAGTGATCCACGTCCAGCCAGTTGCGTGGCTTGTTGCCAACGGCTTCTATCTTGCGTGCTGACGCATCACCAATATTCTTCTTTCCCGACGTCCAGCGGCTGACCAGGTTAGGCTCAGTTCCCATTCTTTCCGCCAGGCGAGACTGCACGCCGTTAAACTCACGGTCGATAAGGTCTTTTAAATTGTCGCGACGAATATCATGGATGCTTTTCATTGCAGGAAAATTTTCTCTTATATGAATGATTTGATGATTCTCATTATCGCGCATTTACCCCAGAGGTAAATGAACCTTTCAGGTAACATTCCTTGATTTTTATTACCGATTGGGTGAATATTTATTATCTGAAATAAATATCAGGCAATAGCTATGAGCGAGAACGCACAGTTTGATTTTAAAAAGGCCTGGCTGGCTCTGACGCCGGATGAGCGCGAGCGGTTCGCAGTTGAGGCCGGAACGACCGCCCATTACATCCAGACGCACCTAACCGGAAAGCGCAAGATGCCCGGCAAACGCGTGATGGACGGGCTTTACAGGGCATCGCGCGCCCGTAAATGGGTACGCACCAAGCCCGAGCTAGTCACCTTTTTCTACTCCTGATCTCCCCTCTGACCGCCTCCCGGCGGTCTTTTCATATCTATTCGTACCGCTCAGGTAATAAATATCCATTTATGGTTGACCTTTTTTCGCTGTGAGTCGAAAATAGCCGATATCAATAGCAAAAAGTGAGGTCGCCAACGTGCAAATCATCACCCGTATGCAGGCCGCCAGAGAAGGTCTGAACAAATACAACACCGGCAAACCTTGTCGGCACGGCCACCGCTCCCCGCGCTATGTGCTTAACGGTACGTGCGTGCAGTGTGCGCTGGAGAGCGCCAACAAACACCGCAACGAGTTCTCCGAAGCGCTCAGGGCAGCCCAGGGGGCAGCATGACTACACACGTGGTTAGCTTCTCCGGCGGGCGTACGTCCGCATACCTTGTTCATCTGATGGAGCAGCGCCGCAAGGCTGGGGAAGATGTGCATTACATCTTTATGGACACTGGTTGCGAACACCCCATGACCTACAGGTTTGTTCGAGAGGTCGTGAAATTCTGGGATCTTCCGCTGACCGTTCTGCAGGTTGATATCAATCCTGATCTTGGACAGCCGAATGGTTACACGGTCTGGGAGCCGAAGGACATCCAGACCAGGATGCCGGTTCTTAAGCCTTTTATGGATATGGTCAAAAAATACGGCACACCATACGTCGGTGGCGCGTTCTGCACTGATCGGCTGAAGCTGGTTCCTTTCACCAAATACTGCAATGACCATTTTGGCAAAGGCAATTACACCACCTGGATTGGGATCAGAGCTGACGAGACGGCCCGGTTAAAGCCAAAGCAAGGCATTCGTTACCTGGCTGAAATTTCAGACTTTGAAAAGCAGGACGTTATTGAATGGTGGTCACATCAGCCATTTGATCTGCTGATCCCTGAACACCTTGGTAACTGTATTTTTTGCATTAAAAAGTCTACCCAAAAGTTGGGGCTGGCATGTCGGGATGAGCCGGGAGCCATGCTCGTTTTTAATGGCGTGGTGACCGGAACGCATGTAAGAGACGGACATAGAGCCTCTCCCAAAGAAGTAATGTATCGGGGGCATCTCTCGCTGGATGGCATAGCTGAAATGTACGCATCTGGTGACTATCAGGAGTTGTATCGGGAAATGGTTGCAGCGAGGAAATTCGATACCGGTTCCTGCACTGAGTCATGCGAGATCTTCGGCAACCAGCTAGGTTTCGACTTTGGCGAGGAGGCAGCATGAAATTAGCCGCATTCATTCGCGCTTATATGGAGGTGATCTGATGGCCCGCATCCGCACTATCAAGCCTGAGTTCTGGACAGATGAAGACCTTTCAGAGGTATCAGAGTCAGCGTGCCTTCTGGCGATAGGGCTTCTGAACTATGCCGACGACGAAGGCTTTTTCAATGCAAATCCCAAGCTGATCAAGGCAGCTATTTTTCCTATCCGTGAGCAGTCCGGTAGCATTCCGGTACTACTACGGGAGCTTTCCAGCGTCAGGTATATCACCCTTTTTTCCGGCCCTGACGGCAAGATCTACGGGCTTGTGAATAACTTTTCTAAGCATCAGGTCATAAACAAGGCAAAGAGAAGCACAATCAAAGACTTATGCACTGTACTGTATGAGTACGGTAGCGATACGGGAGGAGTACCACCTGGAAGGGAAGGGAAAGGAATGGATCAGGGAAAGGAAAATACTCTCTCTGCGCGTGAAGAAATTCCGTTTGTGGATAAGTCGGATGTGGATAACGAGCAACAAGGCCAGCAACACGATCCCGGAGCGAATAATTCATTGCTCGACGGCTACGTCCCACCAGGGGGCCAGGGTGCATTCGGGAAGTTCACCATGCACGAGGGATGGAAACCGGATCCGGACATCCTCAGGCAGGCTTCACTGTGGGGCGTATCACTGACAGGCGAAATAACGAAGCAGGAGCTGGCTCAGTTCGTTTCTTACTGGCAAGCCGAGGGTAAGGCATACCATCACACACAATGGCAGCAGAAGCTCGTACAGAGCGTTAAAACGGTAAGGTCGAAAACAAGCAAACCAGAACGCCGGGATATCCTGGCAGTGTCGGAACCTGATAATGAGATCCCGCCAGGCTTCAGGGGGAGCAAAATCCCTTTCGGCTTCAGCGGCTGACGGTAACAATCAGACCGAATCTGGCTTAACGAGCGCGGGAGCGCATTTTTTTACTTGCAAATTGTTACCTGTAAGGTAATTATTACCAGTGAGGTAAGTGTGATGATGTGTGTAGGGATTGACCCCGGTTGCAGTGGCGCACTGGTGCTCATGGGTTCCATGGGTGGCTACATCGATCACCTGAATATGCCAACCATCAAGGTCGGCACCAAGTCCAGAGTGAACGGAGCAGCAGTGGCTGCATGGCTCAGGGATTACCAGGTCGGGCACGCATACCTGGAGCAGGTCGGCGCTATGCCCGGTCAGGGCACCGCCAGCATGTTCACCTTCGGGCACGCCGCTGGCGTCATCGAGGGAATACTGCAGGGGCTGAACATCCCATACACGCTGGTGACGCCGCAGGCCTGGAAGAAGTCCGCCGGGCTGATTGGCAGCGACAAGGACTCAGCGCGCAGCCGGGCTATTCAGTTGTACCCGGAACTGCGGGCACTGGATGCAAAAGCCAAGGGTCAGGCCATCGCCGACGCTCTGCTGATAGCCAGATACGGCGCAGGGCTGAAATGAAGATCCTTTTTGGTATCAATTAAATCAACAGCTTATACGGGTAACAAGGGGTAAAGATGGAAAGCAAAACCAAAGAGTTAGTCAAAGCCGGGCATGAGCTGGTCGTGCTGCTGGGCAACCAGCACGGCATGCTCGACGCGGCTTCACTGGTGCAGCGCCTGACCGCGCAGCTGGATATCACTGCTGCGGCGCTGCGTGAGAAGTCGAAAGCGTGTGACCAGCTGGCGGCGGAGAATGCGGGCCTGAAAAAGGCTGAGCCTGCACCGTTCAGTAAGCTGATGATGGAGGCACTGGACGCGTATCAGTCTGGCGCTGACGACGTGCCAGAACTAGCAATGCTGAGCGCGTATACAAAGCTGCGAGATGGAATCAAAACCCCAACTACCGACGCCTGGCAGCGCGAGCAGATGGCGCAGGCGCACAAAGAAGGCGCTTACTTCGTGGCAAACAGAATGCTAGCTGCGTGGGAGGCGGGCTTCATTGAGGATACAGCCAAGAACGCCGCCGATATTGCTCGCATGATCCTCACGTCTACAGAGTTTATGGTTGACGCCCCAGAGGGTGATTTTGACCGGTCATTCGCAGATGGTGTGTTGGAAGATATCGCCGCCCAGCTGCGCAACGGGGAGGCTGTATGAGCCAGAATACTGAATCCGCGGCGGCCATTCGCCACCCAGCGATCCGGTACCACGGCGGCAAATTCCGCCTGGCACCGTGGATTATCGAGCAGATGCCGGAACACACCTGCTACGTTGAGCCGTTCGGCGGGGCCGCAGGTGTGCTGCTGCAAAAGCCGCGTAGCTATGCTGAGGTCTACAACGACCTTGATGGCGAAGTAGTTAACCTGTTCCGCGTACTGCGGGATCCGCAGCTGAACCAGCAACTGCAGGATGCCTGCGCGCTTACTCCGTACTCCCGCGATGAGTTCTGCGCCGCTCGTGAAGCGACAGATGATCCGGTTGAGCGCGCCCGGCGCATGGTAGTCCGGGCTTGTATGGGCTTCGGCTCTGCGTCCGGTATTGGTGGCAATTCCGGTTTCCGCAGCGACAGTAAGCGCAAATACGCTACGGCGGCGCACTTGTGGGAGCGCTTCCCGTCGAATCTGTCCGCGATCTGCCAGCGCCTTCAGGGCGTCATCATCGAGAACAAAGACGCCCTGGCTGTCATGCGTGCTCACGATGCCGAAACCACTCTGCACTACATCGATCCGCCATACATGCCGGAAGCACGTGTCCAGGGCAACCGGTACTACAACCACGAAATGACCGCGCAGGGTCACGAACAGCTGCTGGCGGTCGCCGGGACAATGACTGGCATGGTGATGATCAGCGGCTACGACTCGGAGGTGTACAACGACATGCTGAAGGGCTGGAAGAAAACTGAGAAGGCATCACGCATCAGCGCCGGGCGCGGCACTAAGTTGCGTACGGAATGCCTATGGGTAAATGTGGCATGCGCCGCCGCAAGCCTGAAGATTGAGGGGGAGTGATGCTGCACTTCCACGGCGGGCCAATCACCCCTGATACCTGCGCGCTGAAAGCCTGGAAAGGGCGTCATGCGTTTATCAGCTTCGCTAATCCCGGGCAACTGCCGCTGGCCAGTGAGGTATGCCAGAGCTTCGCCCTGGATAATGGCGCATTCAGCTTCTGGACAAAGAAGCGTGTGGTGGACTGGCAGGAGTACTACGCATTCGTGGCGCGCTGGGCGAATCACCCACGATTTTCTTTTGCAATTATCCCGGATGTGATAGGGGGGGCAGCGAAGAGAACGACGATCTTATCGCCGAGTGGCCGCTCGGGAAATTCATCGGCGCGCCGGTATGGCACATGAACGAACCGGACGAAAGGTTTGTGCGACTGTGCCAGGAGTTTCCCCGCGTGGCGATCGGCAGCATGGGTGAATATGACGCCAAGCGGCCCCGCCGCTGTGTTGCTCGCCTGCGGGATCTTATCCGACACGTTGTGGATGATAACGGATATCCGATCTGCAAGTTGCACGGCCTGCGCATGCTGAACGCCGATATTTTCAGGCATATACCGCTGTCATCAGCCGACAGCACAAACGTGGCACGCAATATCGGGATCGACAAAGCCTGGCAGAAAAGCGCCTACGCGCCTGCAAGCAAAGAGACCCGGGCGGCGGTGCTGGTTGAGCGTATCGAGTCACTGAACAGCGCCAGCTCGCTGAACTATAACGCCGACCGTGACAAATTTACGCCGCAGCTGGCGTTCGAGATTTGAGGACTAACCCATGACACTGAGCAAAGAAACGATTGGCAACGTAATAGAAAAGCTTGAGCACTTCGCACAAAACCTAAAGTGGACGGATGTACGTGGTGCGCAGGACCTGCTGTCAGCCGCCGATGGACTACGCGAACTGCTGGAGCGCCGGGAGCGGGATTGGCAGGAGCCTGTAGCGTGGATTGTACATGCGCGAACCGGAGACCAGCTGACGCAGGACGGTAGCTATGTTGCGAATGCAGAGGGTATGAGCGGCATCGGCTCGACTCCACTCTATTCCGCGCCGCCAGCGCCGGTGGAACCTGCCGCCTATGAGATCATTGCAGAGGCATGGCGTCTAATGGATGGGCAGAATCCAGAGACATCAGAATGGCACACAGTGGCATCTCGCTATCTAAACGCCTACCGCACCGCCAGAGCAACTATCTCAAATCCTGCTGATATTGCGATAGATGAAGAAAGCCAGTCGTTCGGTAACTCCGAACAACTCAACTCTCCGGTAGCTCCGGCTTGTTGGTGCCGCACTTGCCGACCTGTGAACATGGCTGATATGCGATTTGTTGTATGCCCTGAATGTGGTAACAAGCGCTGCCCTAAAGCAAATGATCACCACAATGCTTGCAGCGGAAGTAACGAGCCTGGGCAGGATGGCAGCGCATACCCCCGCAGCACCGAAGCAGGAGAGTGAGTGATGGACGTAATCCAGGGTACTTGCAGTTGCGGCGAGGTTATCAGTATCGAACTCAACGCAGACAAGAATCTTTGCGGCAGGACGGATAGGAAACGGCCTTTCTATCCAGATGAAAATGAGAAGCCGTTTAAGGTCGGCAATTTCATATATACCCAAGATGGCGTTACAACCTTTCGGTGCAGGAAATGCGGCGGCTGGGTTGCTGATACCGTTCCTGAAGCTGCGTGGGGAGCTGTAGATGCCTAAATCCCCAGCCGAGCGCAAAGCAGCGCAGCGTGCCCGCCAGGCTGCCGCCGGTGGTCGCAAGGTGGAGCTGGTACTGGACCAACAGGAACTGGACATGGTGGCGCGTAACTGCGCCGCCCGTCGGCCCGGTCGCGATCCGTATGAGCTCAACGAGTACATAGCGCTGCTGATCCGTCAGGACGATGCCCGCCTGAAAGAGCAGGTGGCTAAGATGACAGGCAGCCAGTGCGGGAAGTGCGGCGATAAATTGCCGGTGGACAGTTGCCCGTGCCAGGGTGATTCGCAGTGCTGGGTTACCGGCGGGTGGCATGACCTGAAATTAACGGTGTGACATGTCACGATTTATGTTAATCACTTGCAAATGCCGCCGACTATGGCGGCTTTATTTTGCGTGATAGTATTACCATATTGGTAATTATTACTCAGGTGGTAACGATGACCGCAACACCCAAACCTCACAAACGCAAATCAACGCAGTTTAAGCCTATCTCAGCGATGATGGAGGCTTACTGCCAGTCGTACGTCAAGATGCCTGAAAATCAGCGGCAGGCGGCCATTGACGCAGGATTTTCGCCCAATACGGCAGCGGCCAAAGCCAGCGTCATGATGCGGGATGAACGTATCCAGAAACGAATAGCTGAGCTGATGGAGGAGCGTAATAAGCGCCTGCGGGTCAGCGCCGATTACGTTTTGCGGCGGCTGGTGGAGATCGACCAGATGGACGTGCTGGATATTCTGAACGACGACGGCGGGATGAAGCCGATTGCTGAATGGCCGAAGGTCTGGCGCACCTCTCTCAGTGCGATGGATATCGCCACAATCAAGACTACTCAGGCCTCTCTGCAAAAAGAGAATGGCGAGGCGGATCTCTCTGTTGAGGATGTCGAGCATATTCTAAAAAAAGTGAAGTGGCCGGACAAGGTCAAGAACCTGGAGCTAATTGGTAAGCACGTCGATGTGAATGCGTTCAAGGAGCGTGTCGAGGTATCCGGCACGGTGACCATTGCCGACCGCATGGCCAGGGCGCGTGACCGTGTTAAGAAACAGTCTGGTGGTGCCGAATGACAGCCGCAGCCATGTCACCGGAAGAACAGCTCGTTGAAGATATCGCCAGCTTCACGTATGACCCGCTGGGCTTTGCGCTGTACTCTTTCCCCTGGGGCGAGGAGGGTACGGAGCTGGCGCACGCGAAAGGGCCACGCCAGTGGCAGGCTGAGGCATTCAGCGAGATACGCGATCACCTGCAGAACCCGGCGACGCGCTACCAGCCGCTGATGATTGCCAGGGCATCCGGCCACGGGATCGGCAAATCGGCATTCATCTCGATGCTCATCAACTGGGGCATGGCTACCTGCGAGGATTGCAAGGTGGTGGTCACCGCCAACACCGACAACCAGCTGCGCACCAAGACCTGGCCGGAAATCATCAAGTGGTCGAATCTGTCCATCACGAAAGACTGGTTCACCACCACCGCGACGGCGATGTACAGCAACGATCCGGGCCATGACAAGCGCTGGCGCGCGGATGCTATCCCGTGGTCTGAGCACAACACCGAAGCGTTTGCGGGCCTGCACAACGAGCGCAAGCGTATCATCGTCGTGTTCGATGAAGCGTCTAATATCGCGGATCTGGTATGGGAGGTAGCCGAGGGCGCGCTCACCGATGAGGATACGGAGATCATCTGGGTGGCGTTCGGGAACCCGACGCGTAACACTGGCCGCTTCCGGGAGTGCTTCCGCAAGTACCGGCACCGCTGGAAGGCCAAGCAGATCGACAGCCGAACCGTGGAGGGCACGAACAAAGAGCAGCTCCAGAAGTGGGTGGAGGACTACGGCGAGGAAAGCGACTTCGTTAAGGTGCGTGTACGGGGGATCTTCCCTGACGCGTCGGAAAACCAGTTTATTCCGTCCGGCCTCACGGGCCCGGCGGTGGGAAGGGTCATCACTCCCGACCAGGTGCAGCACGCTGCCACGGTCATCGGCGTCGACCCGTCGCACCAGGGTAAAGACCCGGCGGTTATCTACCTGCGTCAGGGGCTGCATTGCCGAAAGTTGGGCGAGTACCCACGCACCACGGACGATATATGGTTTGCCAAGGTGATCGCCGACTTCGAAGACCTGCATCGTGCTGACGCGGTATTCATCGACTACGGCTACGGCACCGGCCTGAAATCAGTCGGTGATAACTGGGGCCGGAACTGGACGTTGATACAGTTCGGTAGTGGCACTGCCGATCCCGAGATGGGCAACAAGCGCGGCGAGATGTACAAATCCGCCCGCGACGCGCTGAAGCTGGGCGCGCAGCTGGACAGCCAGGACTTAGCCGATGAGCTGAGCGCGCCAGAGTACAAGGTCAGGCTCAAAGACAGCCGGAAGATTTTGCAGGAGAAGGAAGAGGTCAAAGAGACGCTGGGCCGCTCTCCTAACAACGCCGACGCTTACGTGCTGACCTACGCCTTCCCGGTGGTTAAGAAGCAGTATGTGCCTGGTCAGCAGCAGGGACAGCAGGGAAGGGCTATTACTGACTACGATCCGTATGCATAACAGCATTGATTTCCCCAGGAGGGTATACGTCTGGAGGGATAATCATAGTGACAGGATGTGTTTGAGGCTTTCCTCCGCTTCCATTTTCGTCATGCTTCCGGTGATGTTTGCCGGGAAAAGCTTATCGCTTCCGGTTAGTCTCCATGCGCTATGACGATCATCAACCCGAACTAGTTCTTGTCCGACAACAATGTCCAGCGAGGCCGGCACTACACAAACTGTGTACCCTCTGTTGGATAAAACGATAACTGCGGTCTGAGGTCTGGAAGTCAGTGGGTGCCTGCTAATAACTATGGCTTTGTCCATCAGTTCCCCCAAAGTATAATAACGATCATTAATAAAAAAGTTCGCCTGAAGCGGGCTATTGTGACATGTCACGGCGTTAAAATATATCCAAACCAGGCCGATAGTCCATGTGATGGTATGAGCAAGCATAATAAAACCGGCAGCTCGCAAGTCGCTCATGATTTTCACCTTAAAAAAATGCCCGGCGAACCGGGCAAACTGGAAGCAATGATTACGGGTATAACACAGCATCACGGAGTGATTTGGTTGTGGCGGTGGTGCCTCCACCTGCTGGTATTAGCCAATTCCAGCGACGTACACTGCCCGGAAACGTATTCATCTGGACGGGTTTGGCTCGTCACGCGCGCATAGCCGCAGTTACCACAACGAAGAGAGCACTGATTACCACAGTGGACCACCCGGCGAGAGAGGCGTTGCTTCCGCCAATGCTCTCATCGTTGTGCCCCGGTCTCTTCCCGGGTGTCACACCGTACCGCCGCGATGGTGAATCGCTGGTTCGTGTCTATGAAACGATGGCTTGCACATTCCGGCTACCTGTCAGGGCATGAAATAGCAAGGGAACCTTTCAGACCGCTATCGGCGCATGTGCCATACACCGAAATAAAACACACACCGCCGTTTGATTTAACGACCAGGCATAAAGGTCATTCGTTGATGCGTGCTTTATTTACCTAAAAGGTAATAATTGAGGCGCTAACTGTCAATACCCTACGCTAAATAATTCTTATGTGGTTAAATTGGTAATAATTTAAGCCCGCCGGAGTGATGCTATGTGCGTTGCAAAGACCCCGAAAGTTGCCGCTGCCCCAGAGATTCAGGCTGCCCCACAGGAACAGGATGCCGCCGTTGTTGATGCACGCGACGAGGAAACACGCCGCCGCCGTGCCGCTTCAGGCCGTAACTCCACGCTGCTGACCGGTGCGCAGGGTGACACCTCCACCGCTAATACCAGCGGCAAGACCCTGCTCGGCCAGTAACGGAGCAATTGCAGATGGCGGAATCACTGAAAGAAAGACTCGGCAAACAGTTTGCACAGCTGGATAACGACCGGGCTTCGTTCGTGTCGCACTGGCGCGAGCTGAGCGAGTTCATTGACCCACGCGGATCCCGCTTTCTCACCAGTGATGCCAACCGCAATGATCGCCGTAACTCCCGCATCGTTGACCCCAGCGCCTCTCTGGCTGCTGATACGCTCTCCAGCGGCATGATGTCAGGCATCACATCCCCGGCGCGCCCGTGGTTCCGCCTGGCTACACCTGATCCGGACATGATGGACTACGGCCCGGTCAAGGTGTGGCTTGAGACTGTGCAGAACCGAATGAACGACATGTTCAACAAGTCGAACCTGTACCAGTCCCTGCCGCTGCTCTACTCCAGCCTGGGCAACTACAGCACCGGCGCTATGGCCGTTCTCGAAGACGACGACGACATTATCCGCACCGTGCCATTCCCGATTGGCAGCTATCACCTGGCTAACTCCGCGCGCGGCAGCGTCGACACCTGCTATCGCAAGTTCAGCATGACCGTGCGCCAGCTGGTGATGCAGTTCGGCAAAGACAACGTCAGCACTTCCGTTAAGGGCATGTGGGAATCCGGGAACTATGAGCAGTGGGTAGAGGTGATGCACGCCGTCTATCCGAACGTTGATCGTGACACCGGCCGTCTGGACGCCAAGAATAAGCCGTACAAATCCGTTTACTACGAGGTCGGCGGCGACAGCGATAAACTGCTGCGCGAGTCCGGCTTCGACGAGTTCCCTATTATCGCCCCGCGCTGGACTGTCAACGGCGAGGACGTCTACGGCAGCAAATGCCCAGGCATGACCGCGCTTGGCCAGATCAAAGCCCTGCAACTGGAGCAGAAGCGGAAAAGCCAGATCATCGACAAGGTGACTAACCCGCCAATGGTCGGCCCGTCGTCGCTGAAAAATCAGCGTGTCAGCCTGCTGCCCGGCGATATCACCTACATCGACCAGATGACCCAGCAGGATAGCTTCCGCCCGGCGTACCAGGTTAACCCGGACATGTCCGGTCTGCTGGCTGACATTCAGGACACCAGGCAGATCATCGACCGCTGCTACTTCGTCGACCTGTTCCGGATGCTCCAGAGCATCAACACCCGTTCTATGCCTGTGGAAGCCGTGATCGAGATGAAGGAAGAGAAGCTCCTGATGCTCGGGCCGGTGCTGGAACGCCTGAACGACGAAGCACTAAACCCGCTCATCGATCGCGCTTTCTCTCTGATGGCGCGCAAGAACATGCTCCCTGAGCCTCCTGAGGTTATGCAGGGTATGCCGCTGCGCATCGAATATATCTCTGTGATGGCCCAGGCGCAGAAGTCTATCGGCCTCAGCAGCCTGACGCAGGCCGTCGGATTTATCGGCCAGTTGGCGCAGGTCAAGCCGGAGGCACTCGACAAGCTCAACATCGACGAGGCTATCGACTCCTACGCGGAAATGTCCGGCGTATCGCCGACCGTCATCCTCCCGCAGGAGCAGGTCGACCAGATCCGCCAGCAACGTGCTCAGCAGCAGCAGCAGGCGCAAGCCGCTGCGATGGCGCAGGCCGCCACCCAGGGTGCAAAAACTCTTAGCGAGACGCAGACCAGCGAGCCTAGCGCGCTTACCGCTCTGGCAGGCGCAGCAGGAGTCCAGCAATGACTGATGAGTGGGACGACGACCAGCCAAACCCGGAGCAGGTGAAGCGCCAGCAGATCCGCGCTGAGCGTGACGCTGATGATATCCGGCAGGTCATGAGCACCGAGCAGGGCCGCCGCGTCGTCTGGGCAGTGCTGGAGCAGGGAAAGGTGTTCGGCTCCACGTTCGCTGTCGATCCGGCTGTGACCGCGTTCAACGAAGGGCAGCGCAATATCGCCCTGGCTCTGTTCATGCGCGTTATGTCCGCCTGCCCTGAGCAGTATCTGAAGATGGCCGCTGAGGCCGAATTTAACCGGAAGGACATTCAAAATGGGTAATGCGTTATTCAGAAAACTATTCCAGTCAGTGCTGATGAGTGAAGCGCCAGCACCTGAATCTTCCGGCGGCGGTGGTGATGCTCCCGCGCCAGCGGATGATCCCTCTACGCCTGCAGGCAATGAGCCTCCGCCAGCAGACCCGGCTAAGCCTGCCGCTGAACAGGAGAAGCCTGAAGGCGAGAATCCTGTCGACGCCGATAAGCCGGACGGCGAGAAGAAGCAGGAAGAGAAAAAGCCCGAGGGCGCACCGGAGAAATACGAGTTTAAGGCTGCTGAAGGCCAGGAGCTGGATGCCGCAGCGCTGGAGCAGTTTGAGCCTATTGCCCGCGAACTGAACCTGACCAACGAGCAGGCGCAGAAGATGGTCGACCTGTACGGTACGCAGATCCTGCCAATGGTGCAGAAGCAGCAGGCGGAAGCCTGGCAGAAGACTACCGAACAGTGGGCGGCTGACGTTAAAGCAGATAAAGAGATCGGCGGCGACAAGCTTACCGCGAGCATCGGCGTAGCACAGCGCGCGCTGGAGACCTTCGGCACGCCAGATCTCAAACAATACCTGAACTCAACCGGGCTTGGTAATCACCCTGACCTGATTAAGTTCTGCGTAAAAGTCGGCCAGGCCATGTCCGAGGACAAGGTGGTAACCGGTGGCCATGATGGCGGAAGCAATGATCTTGTCTCCGCTTTTTATCCAAAAAAGTGAGGTATGAAAAATGGCTTTAATTGGTCAAACTCTGCCATCGTTGCTTGACGTATATAACCGTACGGACAAAAACGGGCGAATTGCAAAAATCGTGGAGCAGTTGGCGAAAACCAACGATGTGCTTTCCGATGCGATCTATGTGCCGTGTAACGACGGCTCCAAGCATAAAACTACGATCCGGGCTGGCATCCCTGAGCCGGTATGGCGTCGCTATAACCAGGGCGTGCAGCCGACCAAAACGCAGACCGTGCCGGTAACCGACACGACCGGCATGCTTTATGACCTGGGCTTTGTCGATAAAGACCTCGCCGATCGCTCAGGAAACAAAGACGCTTTCCGCGTTTCTGAAAGCATGGGCAAGCTTCAGGGCTTCAACAACAAAGTCTCGCGCTATACCTTCTACGGTAATACTGACGTAGAGCCTGAAGCATTTATGGGTCTGGCTCCTCGCTTCAACACCCTGAGCACCTCGAAAGCAGCAAGCGCTGAAAACGTATTCAACGCCGGCGGTACTGGCACGACCAATACGTCGATCTGGTTCATGTCATGGGGTGAAAACACCGCTCACATGATTTATCCGGAAGGCCTGGTAGCTGGGTTCCAGCACGAAGACCTTGGTGATGACCTGGTTAGTGACGCTGCAGGCGGTCAGTTCCGCGCCTATCGCGATGAGTTTAAGTGGAACCTCGGGCTGAGTGTGCGCGACTGGCGTGCGATTTCCCGCATCTGCAACATCGATGTCACTACGCTGACCAAAGATGCTTCCACCGGCGCTGATCTGATCAGCATGATGGTCGATGCGTACTATGCCCGCGATGTGGCGATGCTGGGTGATGGCAAAGAGGTGATCTACGCCAACAAAACCATCCACGCATGGCTGCACAAACAGGCGATGAATGCCAAAAACGTGAACCTTACCATCGAAGAATACGGTGGTAAGAAAATCGTTTCCTTCCTGGGCATTCCTATTCGTCGCGCGGATGCAATCCTCAACACTGAATCTGCCGTAACGGCGTAAGGAGAAAGAAATGTTGCTCGACCAGCAAGCCATTTTCTCCGCTGCTCAGGCCATCACAGCCACCGCAGCGTCTACGAACACCATTGATACCGGTTCTTCCAAAGATTCCGGCAAAGGTGGTGATGTGCCACTGCTGATTCAGGTTGTAGAGGCCTTTAATAACCTGACCAGCCTGACTATTACTGTGCAGACTGATGACAATACTGCCTTTAGCTCACCAACCGATGTGCTCTCTCTGGTTGTTCCTGTGGCATCTCTGACCGTTGGTTATAAAACGCCGGTCATTACGCTACCAATGAAAATGGAGCGCTACATCCGCCTCAATTACACCGTCACAGGTACTGCGCCGACTACTGGCAAAGTGACCGCTGGCATTGTTGATGGGGTGCAGACCAATGTCTAAATACTTCGTGAAATCACGATCTTTCATCGACGGCCGAATCTATGAGCCTGGTGAAGAAGTCGAATTCACCGGCAAAGCTGGCAGCAATCTTGTGCCGGTAGATCAGGTCAAGGATGAAGATAAGCCGCCGGTTATTGACCCAGAGGCTGAAAAGAAACTCGACGATCTCCGCAACCAGTATATAGAACTTTTTGGCGAGGCCCCCCACCACAATGCGGGAGCCAAGTCGCTTCAGGAGAAAATCGACGCCAAGAAGAAAGAATTAGGCGTCTGATTCCAAAGCCGGGGCCAGTCGGCCCCTCTTTTTTATCTGGAGATTGCTATGAAGCCAGTCAATTTGAAGATCGGCACTGACACCTATCAGGATGAAAGCGGAGAAGCTAAAACCCGAGACGAATACCCGTGGGGGCTTCGAATCAGCCTTGATAACGAGACCATCAAGCGCTTGGGTATTGATGCCAAAGCCATGCCATCTGTAGGCGACATTATAGCTGTGATCGGTATGGCTAAGGTCTGCTCGGTTTCTTCTCATTCCTCTGATGGGGGCGAGCAGAGAAATAGCATTGATTTGCAGATTACAGACCTCGGATTGGAACCACCTAAGCGGGATGAAGGCCGCGATCTGAAAAATGCATTCTATCCAGATGAGGAGGATGAGTAATGCCTTCCGTCATCGAGATCTGCAACCTAGCGCTGAGCAACATCGGCAACAGCCGCAGCATCAACAATCTGAACGAGCAGAGCAAAGAGGCCGGGGCGTGCGATCTGCACTATGAGAGCTGCCGTGACTCGGTGCTGGCGGACTTCGACTGGAACTTTGCTACCAAACGCGTGGCGCTGGCCGACACGGGAAATCCGCCCCCGGACTGGCAGTATGCCTACCAATACCCCACCGACTGCCTGCGCATTACTGAAATTATGGTTCCTGGCCACCGCAACCCGACGGCGGCAATGCGCATCCAGTATGAGGTCGGAGCTGACTATGCCGGTACCGGAAAGCTGATTTACACCGATCAGCCCAGCGCCTGGCTGAAGTACGTTTCCCGCGTGGCAGACGTGAACATGTTCGACGCTATCTTCGTTGAGGCGCTGGCGTGGCGTCTGGCGGCTGCCATCAACATGCAGTTGACTGGCGACGCTTCCCTGGGCAACAACGCGCTGAACATGTACGCGAGCGTCATCCTTAGTGCTGGCACGCACAGCATGAACGAGTCGCAGGAACCGGTAGCGCCGGAGAGCGAATTTACTAATGCGAGGTTGTGCTGATGGCTTTCAGTTGGATCCAGCCGAGCTTTGCCGGTGGTGAGATCGGTCCTTCACTCTATGGTCGCGTCGACATGGCGAAATATGCCGTGGCCCTGCGCAAGTGCCGTAATTTCATTGTTCGCCAGTATGGCGGCGTTGAGAACCGTCCTGGGACTCGCTTCATCGGTGCGGCTAAATACGCTGGCATGAAGTGCCGCCTGATCCCGTTTCAGTTCTCTACGGTGCAGACGTATGCCCTGGAGTTCGGTCACCAGTACCTGCGCGTCATTAAAGACGGCGGTTACGTGCTGAATAGCAGCAACGTTATTTACGAGCTCCCGATGCCGTACAACGAGCAGGATCTGAGCCGTATCAAGTACACGCAGAGCGCCGATGTGCTAACGCTGGTTCACCCGTATTATCCGCCGATGGAGCTGCGCCGGTACGCACATGACAACTGGCAGATCGTAGCGGTGGAGACCAAAAACGGGCCTTTTGAGGATATCAACGTTGACGAGGCTACCACGGTCTACGCCAGCGCCACCACCGGCAACATTGTGCTGACGTCTAACGCTGCCATATTTGGTGCTGAGCAGGTCGGAAAACTGTTTTATCTGGAGCAGCCGGCAGTCGATTCCGTCCCTGTATGGGAGACCAGTAAAGCGACCACAGCTGGCGATATCCGTCGGGCTGATAGCAACTACTACCGGGCCAGTACCAGCGGCAAAACGGGAACACTCAGGCCGTCACATACAGAGGGATCCTCCTATGATGGATGGGGAGGTGATGGTGATGGAGACACCGGGATCCTGTGGGAGTATCTTCACAGCGGGTTTGGTATCGTTCGGGTAACTTCAGTCGCTAATGGCGGCACCTCTGCAAATGCTACTGTTATTTCTCGCATCCCTGAGAACGTAGTAGGCAGCAGTAAAGCAAGCTACAAATGGGCGCGATTCGCCTGGAACAGCGCCAACGGCTACCCAGGCACCGTCGTGTATTATCAGCAGCGCCTCTTCTTCGCAGCTTCTACTGCCTACCCGCAAACCGTCTGGGGCAGCCGCACCGGCGACTACAAAGACTTTGGCAAGAGCAACCCTACCCAGGACGATGACCGGATCATCTACACCTACGCCGGGCGGCAGGTGAACGAGATCCGGCATCTGATTGACGTTGGCTCGCTGGTGGCCCTGACTTCAGGCGGTGAGTTTGTTGTGACCGGTGACCAGAATAAAACGCTGACCCCTTCGTCGTTCTCCTTCAGCTCCCAGGGGTCAAACGGGGCCAGCAACGTGCCGCCAATCGCCGTGGCAAACATCGCTCTGTTTATCCAGGAGAAGGGCAGCACAGTCAGGGATCTGGCGTATTCATTTGACGTTGACGGGTACCAGGGCAACGACCTGACCATCCTGGCTAATCACCTTTTCCAGAAACACAGCATAGTCGACTGGTCTTTCACCATCGTGCCGTACAGCGCTGCCTGGGCGATACGTGACGACGGCATGCTGCTTGCGCTGACGTACCTGCGTGAACAGCAGGTTTTCGCATGGGCGCCACAGCCCACAGACGGCAAATTTGAGTCTACCTGCTCGATCAGTGAGGGCGGCGAGGATGCCGTGTATTTCGTAGTGAGTCGCACCGTTAACGGGCAGCAGGTTCGCTATATCGAACGACTGGCCAGCCGCCTGTTTACCGAAACAGAGGACGCCTTTTTCGTTGACTGCGGACTGAGCTATGACGGTCGTAACAGCGATGCATCACGCACGGCAAAGATCACCGGCGGAGTGGATAACTGGAGCTACCAGGACGAGCTGACCCTGACTGTTACCGGTGCAGCGTATTTTACCCAGGCGGATGTCGGCTCGCAGATCCAGATCCCCTACACCGAAACCGATGATGACGGCAATGCAGTGGATAAAGAGCTTCGTTGTAACATCTCCGGCTACGTGAGCGGGAGCGTCGTCAAGATTATGGCGAGCCGGGATATCCCTCCAGCCCTGCGCAACACAGCGATCGCTAACTGGCAGATGGCCCGCCAGACCTTTACAGGGTTATCCCATCTTGAAGGAAAGACAGTAAACATCCTGTGCGATGCCAACGTTGAGCCGCAGAAAGTCGTTACTAACGGCGCGGTGACGCTGGAGAACGCCGGGGCCGTGATCCATATCGGGCTGCCGGTAACCGCCGAATTTGAAACACTGGATATCAATATCAACGGCCAGGAAACGCTGCTGGACAAGAAGAAGCTGATCCCATCGGTCAGCCTGGTGGTGAACGCGAGCCGCGGCATATTCGCTGGCACTGATGCCGACCACCTGTACGAATACCCGCAGCGGGAGTTTGAGTTTTACGACGATCCCGTAGCAGACGCCACCGGCGTGGTGGAGGTCAAGCTCGACAGCAACTGGGATAAAAACGGGCGCGTCTATATTCGCCAGTCTGACCCGCTGCCGCTGTCTGTTCTGGCCGTTATCCCGCGCCTGACGGTAGGAGGCCACTGATGATAGATGCCCGCATAGTCCCGGCCACCGCCGCGCATATCGCCGAGATGCTGCCGCATGTGCGCCAGGCCGATATTGACGAGTTTCTGGCAATCAACGGATCCACCCCGGAGCAGGTACTGCTGACTGGTTTGAAAATATCGACCTTCGCCTGCGCCGGTCTGATTAACGGCCGGGTAGTAACCATATTCGGCGTGGCGCCGGGCTCTATGATTGGCGGTACCGGAACGCCCTGGCTGGTGGGAACTGACGATCTGGAGCGCTATCAGCGCACCTTCCTGCGCCGCTGCCGCAATGTCGTCAATGCAATGCTGTCTGTTTACCCTTATCTTGAAAATTATGTTGATGAGCGTAACCACGTCGCCAAGGCGTGGCTGCACTGGCTGGGATTCCGGCTGGAGGACGCCGCGCCGTTCGGCACCGCGGGTCTTAATTTTCATCGTTTTCACCTGGAGAGAAAATAATGTGTGATCCAGCTACCGCGCTCGCTGGTGCGTCTCTTGCTGCCGGGGCGCTTTCTGCCGTTAATCAGTATCAGTCCGGTCGTCAGGCGGCAGCTGTGGCCAGTGCTAACGCTGAATCAGCGCAGGCGCAGGCCCAGGATTCTATCAACCGTGGCAACGCTGCAGCTGATGAAGCTCGTCGCCGTAACCGTCAGGCCTTGGGCACGCAGATAGCAACCGCCGCGGCTAACGGCGCCGATATCAGCACCGGCAGCGCGCTGGATATCTTCGGTGATACCGCTCAGTTTGGAGAGCTGGATGCGCTGACTACCGTCAATAATGCCCAGCGTGAGGCATATGGATTCGAGGTGCAGGCCAGTAACTATAAAAATCAGGCTACAGCCGCTAAGCAACAGGGAAACGTAGGCGCGGTGTCGACGCTGTTGACCACTCCGCTGCAGGCGTACGGCGCCTACAAAATGGCTGGTGGTGAATGGAATCCGTTCACCCAGAAAAATTCCGCCCCGATCTCAGCTGCTGGCCGATAAGGAGAAATATATGCCAGTCGTACCTACCGTCACAGGTCGCCAGGTAGAAAGCCGCGGCGTCAATGCTCCGGCAATCGCGTCGTTTAATACCCCGAATATTGGTGATGCCCTGGCTGATGCCGGACAAAAGGCTGTTGGTGTGCTGGCCGATGCCAAAAACCGGGCTAACGTAGCTATGACGCAGGAAGCCAGCCTGAAACTGGATGCTATCAGCAACGACCTGATGAACAACCCGGAAACGGGATTCCTCACCCTGCAGGGAAAGAATGTTATCGGGCAGGCGCAGAAATACAGCCAGCAGTTTGATCAGCAGGCTGAAGAGATCGCCGCCGGTCTGCCGGACGCAAACGCACGCACTGCTTTCCTGCAGCAGGCGCAGCAGCAGCGCATGGCATTCAATACACAGGCCGGGCGGCATGAAGTAGGGCAGGTTCGTCAGTATGAGGCGGGGATGCAGGATGCAACCCTGAAAAACCTCTCAGTTCAGTTCCGCAATCCTGAAATGGCAAATCAGGCTGGCGTAAAAGCTTATCAGAGCATCATCGCTTACGGGCAGGCCCACGGTCAGAGCGATGAAGAGATCGAGCAAAACTGGGTATCATGGCGCGAGAATGCTGCTAACGGCGCAGCGGAGGCATGGTACACGCCGATGTATCAACAGATGCTTGGCCCGGACGGCAAAATTGAGGTGACCGACACGCCCAGCGAGGCGCAGCTGTTCTCTGCGATGATCTGGCAGGAAAGCGGAGGTAACCAGTATGGCAAAGACGGTGCTCCGCTGGTTTCCCCGAAAGGTGCCGTCGGCGTCGCTCAGGTTATGGAGTCCACCGGGCCGGAGGCTGCACGTCTTGCTGGTGTGCCGTGGGATCGCGATAAATGGATGAACGACCCCCGCTATAACGCGAAACTGGGACAGGCATATTTCGGCGCGCAGATGCAGAAATATGACAATAATCCCGTGCTGGCTGTGGCCGCGTATAACGCAGGCCCTGGTGCTGTCGATGGCTGGCTGGAGAAAATTGGCGATCCCCGCACCGGTCAGATCAGCAATGCCCAGTTCGCGGCCGCTATTCCCTACGAAGAAACGCGCAACTATGTGGCGAAGGTCACCGGTAGCGCTGGCGCAATCCCAGGTTCGGCAACGATGGAAAACCTGTCACGTCAGCCTTTCTGGAATGCCATGAGCCCAGATAAAAAATCGCAAATGATGAGTAAGGTTGCCGGGTTGTACGATATGCAGGCCGCTGCCGGGCGCGTGGCTATTCAGGGACGCATGCAGGACGATCTCGCGAAACTGGAAGCCGGCCAACCGGTGACCCCGATTTCTGCCCGTGAATGGGCGGCGGTGATGCCGCTGCAGGCTGCCCCTGCCGAGCGTCTGCAGATGGAGAAAACCTACCAGCAGTACCAGCAGGCTATGACGCTGCAACCCGTTTACCAGACTATTGTGCAGGGCAGCGCTCAGCAGGGCATAGCAGCCGTGCAGGCCATGATGCCGAAAGAGTCCGATCCTGATTTCAAATATAAGGCCGAGCTTTATTCTTCTGCCCAGGCGAAATTAAACCAGGTGCAGAAGGCCCGCGAGGCAGATCCAGGCAACTGGCTCCAGCAAAACTCCCCCGTCGTTAAGTCGGCCTTTGCCGAGTACCAGAACAATCAGCAGTCCGGGGAATATCTGGCATCACGCATTCAGGCAGAAAAAGACCGCCTGGGCATCAACAGCAAAAAGGTGCTGCCGGATACCATGATCGATAATCTGCTGCAGCGCATAGACAACACGCAGGAATCCAGCGTTACGGCAATTCAGGCGGTGGCCCAGTCGTTCGGGAAATACTCCGATCAGGTCATGCAGCAGGTGCAGAAAAACGCGTACCCGGCGCTGCAGGTCATCATGGCCACAGAGAACCCGCGCGCTGCTAATGCCCTCTGGCAGAGTCGCGGCGTGAAAACCTCAGACCTGCGCGGCAGCTTTGAGAAAACCGACGCCGACAGCGCTGATTCATCATGGAACGACAAGGCGAAAGACTTCGCCAGCACGATGGTGGTACAGCCAGGCGGCACTGCCGTCTGGAATAACTTCAACGAGCAGGGCAAGCGCCTGACGTACATCAACATGCAGCGCGGCATGTCAGCCTCTGACGCTGCAAAGCAGGCGTATCAGGATATTCTCGGCGAGCAGTACCAGACCAGCGGCACATGGCGGCTACCTAACCGGGCCGGGGTGGATCTGCGTGACGTCAACGACGGGGCGGGGAAATATCTCGAAGCACTTACCGCTGAGCAAATTATGCCGCTGGTGGGCGATCCCCGCCTGCCGGAGGGCGTGAACCGCCAGCAGAGCCTGTCACGTATTAAAGACTCCGCGCAGTGGGTCACCAACAGCAATGAGACTGGGCTGACCCTGATGCTCAACGGCCTGATCGTTAACGGTGCCGACGGCCGACCTGTTTCCGTGTCGTTCCAGGACCTGTCTAAGCTGGGCGCAGCTAACCGCTCAACGTGGAACAGCCTGCTGAAATTCACCGATACGCCTGTTAAATACACGCCCGGGCAGTCGAAGGGTTATAACGCAGAAAGCCAGCGCGATAACCTGATCGACATCTTCCAGGGCGGCCAGCAGTCAGGACGATAATATGCCAATTTACACCGACGATCCGGGGCTGGGGATTAACCAGCCAATCGGCAACGCTCCATCCGGCCTGGGTGAGTCGCTGCTGTCGTCCCTGCAGCAGGGTTTTGAAGAGGGGCCGGTTATGTCCGGATACCGCTTCGCGCAGGCTGATATGCTGGCGAACGACCCTAATTCCGCTATCGTCAGCAAGGCGGACGCTGACGAGCGCCTGAAGCAGTACGGCGTGAAGAGTATCAACGTGCCGGAGAGCGGCGTTACCCAGGCGTTTCTCGATCACGTCGTTGCTGAGCGCAAGGATTCGCTGGCGCGCCAGCAGATCGCCGCGTCAGCTCCGTCTGGATGGGTGGCTACCCCGCTTAACTTCACGGCAAGCCTGGCTGGGTCA